TACGCAAGGCGCTGGACCTCGATAAGACCCATGCCAGAGTACGGAAGAACAAAAACCAGACAAACAGTCAGGTGCGTAACACCGTCAAGGCGATAGGTGAAGTCACTCATGCCGACGACTACGTGCCGGACCCCCCAGGACGTATCTCCGACCGTGGTCCAGAAGCAGTTCGTATTTGGCAAGAGCGTTGGCTTGACAACAACGGCGACAACCTTTCTGAGTACGATCTCGACCATATGGCACTTGAAGCGCAGGAATAATGACCGAAAGCGTTGGGCAGATTAATGCGGCGAGCTTTTTTGGCGACACTGCATTGCTGGGTACAGTGGAGGTTGGCACCGTGGCTTGTAGTGCTAGCTTCACCCTACCTAGCCTGACGACGACGGAGCGTGACGCGCTTACGGCCGCTAACGGAATGTTGGTCTATAACACGTCAACCAGCACTCTGCAAGGGTATGAGAACGGGTCTTGGGTTAATATGAGGTAATGTGAGGGCGTAGGATGACCAACCTTGAAGTGATTCAAACGGCGCTGCGACGCGTAGGTTTGAATAGCAACGCGTCTACGTTTAAGGACGGGGCGCGGACGTACCTCAACATGGTCGGCAAGGACGTACAAAGCCGCGAGAAGTGGAACTGGCTGTTTAAGGCGTCGACGTTCAACACGGTCGCCGACACCCAGACCTACAGCCTCGCGTCCAACGCCCTGACGCCGCTGTCGTTTCGCAATACGACAGAGGACCACGTCATCATCGTCATGTCGAGCCAAGACCTCGACGCAGCCGACCCTAACCACTCTATCGGTGGCGATCCGCGTTGGGTCATCATCGACGGCGTCGACAGCAACGGCCTCGTACAAGTCTCACTATACCCCAAACCCGACAGCGTCGACACCATCGCCTACCGGTACTACGCGTCGGTGCCGGACTTCACGGCCAGCGACGACGCCAGCAGCCTCGACGGCTATTACTCGCCGGTGGTGCAGCCTGCGCTGGTCTACGGCGTCAGCGCCCTCTACAAGCAAGAGAAGGGCGACGACCAAGGTTCGATGATAGACCGCCAGGAGATGGAGCGCGTCTTAGGGGTCGCCAGCCGCCAGAACGCCAACGTGCAGGGCAACCGCACCTACCGTATGCGCCGCTCCGATAGCCGCGGCGGGTCTCAGTTCTCGTACTCGCCGCAAGAGGGCGGTCTTAGCTGATGCCCATCACAGCACAGAGCTTGCGTTTGGGGCCATGGCGTGACGGCGTCAACTACAGCCTACCGGCCGAGGAGATCTCGCCGGCCGGTCTGTATGATATGGAGAACTGCACCGTCGGGTTAGCTGGAGAGGTCAAGAAGCGCAAGGGCTACGCTAAGTTCAACGCTACGGCGATGAACTCCGGCGCTACCGTCACTGGGTTAGGCCAGGTCGTCCTCGCCGGCACCGAGAAGGTGTTTGCTTTTTGCGGCGATAAGTTCTTCGACGTTTCGGGCGGTACCGCTACGGATCGCAGCGGCAGCGCGACGGTCACCGCCGGCAACGACAACACGTGGAACTGGGTACTCGCGGGATCGACGTTGGTCGCCGCCAACGGTGTTGACACCGATGCCGTGACATGGGCCGGTGGTACTGCTAACATCGCCGCCCTCGATGACGACTCACGCTTCACCAAACCAACATGGCCTGCTTTCTGGGAAAACCGCCTTTGGTTAGGCAACGAAAACTCCAACAGCGACCGCCTCTGGCGCAGCGCCCCAGGCGACATCACGACGTGGGGCGCACTCGACTACTACGCTTTCGGCTACGACATCACCGGCCTACAGCCTTTCCAAAACACGCTGGCCGTCCATACCGAATACGGCATCCATACGCTGACGGCGACGGGTAACTCGACGATACCTTACCAACAGCAGCAACGCACCCAGCGCGGCACCATCGCCGGACGCACCATCGTCACGGTGCCAGGCGAGCGTCAGATCTTCGTACGCGACGACGGCATCTACCAGTGGTCCGGCGGCGCTCAAGTGGAGAAGATCTCCTTTGCGCTCGATGACCGCTATTGGGACGACATCAACGTAGCGCGACTGCCGTATGCTTTTGCCAACTACTACCCTTCCAAGGAAGAGGTTTGGTTCTACCTACCCCATGGGACCAGCCAGACGACGATGAACTCTGTGGTGGTGTACTCAGCCCGTTTAAACGCTTGGTTTGGGCCGTACAACAACTTCACGCGGGACAGCGCCGCCATCATCGACGACCTGCCCCACGCCGGTGACTTCGCCGGTCGCATAATGACGCATGAGACAAACAACAACGACGATGGGGCCGCGATTAAAGCCTACTTTGAAACCGCCAACATCGCACCGCAAGGCGACGATGTTGAGTGCCGCTGGCTCTATGCGCGGACGCTCTTTGACAACATAGGCGACTTCGATGTGAGCGTGCAGCAGACGGGTGCCGGCATCGTCAGCAACACCGAGACGATTACTATGGGGCAGTCGGGTGCATTGCTGGACTCGACCTTCGTCCTTGACACTTCAGTGTTGGAGTCGGATGTGTCGGCGCTGACCGACGACTCCGACCTTTTCGGCTACGACCCCCGCACCAAGCTACGACTGAGCAACTTCATCGACGACGAGACTTTCACCATACGGCGGGTAAGCCTCCAGTACAAGGCAATTGGCCGCACGCGCAAGCGCAAGACAGGAATTGAATAATGGCCTATCAGAACCCCTACGCCCAAGCGGCTGCCACCCAGAACAAGAAGAAGAAAAAGCCAGCGGTTAATCCGGCGTCGATGTATAACCCGCAGCAGCGCAGTCAGCCAGCGGTCCAACCATCGACTATGTACAACCCCCAGCAACGCCCTCAGATGCCAGCGTCGCAGTCAGGCGCTACGGCACGTGCGACGGTGATGCCGATGCCACGCGGGTTTAGCGGTCGCAGCCCGTTTACCGTGGCAACCCCAGGAAGTCCAGACCCCCTTGCCCAAGCGATGATGCCTGACTTCATGTCGATGTATAACACGCCGATGGGTCAAGTTGTTAATGATGTTGACCCAGGGTCGATGTTCAACGCACCCGCAGCGCAACCGGCGGTTGATCCGGCGTCGATGTACAACCCGTACCAGCCTCAGATGCCAGCATCGCAAGCGGTGGCCCCGCCGACGCAACCTCAGATGCCAGCGTCGCAGGCACTCAATGTGCCGCCGCCCCCGCCGCCACCGCCGCCCCCGCCAGCGCCGAGCAGTATGACGAATGCTCCAGTGGCGCAACCTACGCCAGCACCGTCGACGATGTACAACGCACCAGCGCCGCAACCGACGCCAGCGCCGTCGACAATGTTTAACGCGCCAGCGCCGCAACCTACGCCAGCGCCGTCCACGATGTTCAATGCGCCAGCGCCGCAAGCTACGGCACCGCCGTTGCCCCAGCAAGTAAGCGGTATAGCACCGCCAACGACCGCACCACCGTTACCACCGGAAGTAAGCGGCGTAGCGCCGCCTGCAACCGCACCGCCGTTACCACCGGAGGTTAGCGGTGTAGCACCGCCAACGGTAGCACCACCATTGCCACCGGAGGTCAGCGGTGTAGCACCGCCTGTAACCGCACCACCGCTGCCGGACATCTACAGCGGCGCTCCAGTGCCAACAGCGACACCGGCGATACCGGATATCTACAGCGGCGCACCAGCGCCTACGGTAGCACCGGCGATGCCGGATATCTATAGCGGTGAAACGACGGCCCCTGCATTGCCGGACATCTACAGCGGCGCTCCAGCGCCAACAACGACACCAGCGATACCGGATATCTACAGCGGTGCAACACCAACGCCGGAGATACCGTCGATCTACAGTGGCGATTCAGCTATACCGCAGCTACCCGATATCTACACCACCGGTGCAGCCGACGCAGAAGCCGCACGGCTAGCGCGGTCGATGACCAACACCACTGACTTTGAATTGCCCGACGCCAGCGGATACAAGCCAGAGATACCCGATATCTACAGCGGCGAGACGATGGCACCAAAGATACCGGATATCTACGCAAGGGGCGGTTCAACCGACCCAACGCTACCGGACATCTACGCCAAGGGCGCTACGTCGTCGTACGCGGACTTAATCGGAGAGCGCACCGGCGTCGACCAACCGGTTGCTGAGACATCACAAGCGCAAAGCTACGCCGACATGATTAAGAGCCGCCTCGATGCTACGCAGGGCGACGCTGGTCAAGGCTACGCTGACCAGATGCAGCGCCGTATCGACGACACCATCGCTACCGGCCCAGGCGAAGAATACGCCGCCGAGCAGCAGCGCCGTTTCGATACTAGACAACGCGCCGACGCCGGTCAGAACCTCGCTAACGAAGCCCAGCAGCGCCTTGAGACTACGCAGGTCCAGAGGCCACAGACCGACTCCATACAGGAAGCACTCAACCGCCAGTACATGGATCGCATCGGCGGCGGCGAAGACCCGATCCTCGCCTCGCAGCTGGCTGACCTACGCAAGCGCCAGCAAGACGAGGAAGCCGCGACGATAGAGCAACTAAGCCGCTACGGTGTCTTACGCGGTGGTGGCGATACCGCCAGTGCGTTGATGCAGATGCGCGAGGGTCAGTCGCGTAATAGACTCAGTTTAGAGGCATCGGCCGCACAGCGACAGCAGCAAGATATGCGCGATGCGTTGGGCTTCGACCAAGCGCGGTCGCAGCAGGGGTTAGCCGGCAGAGGCATGACGCTGCAAGAGCAGACCGGCGCTGAGAGCATCGCAAACCAGCAACTCAACCGGCAGCTACAGCAAGCAGGGGTCACCGGCCAGTATCAAGGGGCCGACACCCTCCAGGCGCAAGAGCAAGCCGACCGGATGCTGACGACCGAGGCGCAACGATCTGCGATGACCGGCGGCGAGCGCCGTGCCGACGTCGCCCAGGAAGCAGGGTTATTTGGCGAAGTAGCCGGTGCCGGTGGCGCAGCACGCTCGACGATGACAGGCCGCCAGTTAGAAGACCAACTTGTAGGCAGCCAGCAGGCGCGTGAGTTAGCAACGGCGGCAGACCGCCGCGCTGGCGTAGCGCAAGAGGCTGGACTCTTTGGCGAAGTTGCCGGTCAAGGCAGCGACCCGACGGTGCGGTCAACGCTGGCGGGTGAGGAATCCGACCTACGTCGTCAGTTGGCGTTGGGTGCGGAAGGACGCGCCGACATCGCACAGCAAGCGGATCTGTTTGGTCGCGTACGACCCGCCGGTGGCGCAGGACCGGAGGTAACGACGTTGGGCGGCCGTCAAGCATCGCTGCAAGAGGAGCTAGCGCGGTCAGCGGATGAACGCGCCGGTCGAGCGCAAGAGTCGGAACTCTTTGGCAAGGTAACAGGCCCAGGTGCCGGTGGACCCAACATCACGACATTAGGCGGTATGCAAGCGTTGGAAGGTCTTAGAGGGTCAAGGATGGCGCGTGAGGCCACCGAAGCCGGTCTCACGGGTCAGTATGAAGGTGGAGCGACGGTATCGGAGCAGAACCGCCTTGATGCACTCCAGACCCAAGACCTACAACGGCGCTTGGCGACGGCCGGTGCGACGGGTCAGCTTGACTTAGGCGGCAGCCAGCGACCCATTACGACTTTAGCGGCGCAGGCGCAGCAAGACCAACTCGAAAGCAGCAAACAGAACCGCTTGATACAAGAGGCGGGTGTCACCGGCCAATATCAAGAGGAGGAGACGGCGCAGGAGAGGGCGCTGCGGAGTCAGTTGGATACATCCGATCAGCAGCGGCGTCTCGCCGAATCGGGGGTCACGGGCGAATACGACTTTGGCGACCAGCGCGGTCGAACGGATACGCTCCAAGCAGATGCGCTGGCCGAAGAGCAGAAAAGCCAAGCACTGCAACGTGCGTTGAGCCGCGCAGGCGCTACCGGCGAGTTCATTGAGGAAGGTGCAGAAGCTGGAACGGAGGCGCGGGAAACGCTGGAGAGTAGACTACGCACCGCACAGCTGACCGGCCGACTAGGTGACGAAGGTGGTGGTAAAGCCACGATAGCTGGTCGCCAGGCCGACATGGATGTGATCGGAGCCATACTCGCGTCGCAAGATGACCAACTAACGAGTATGACGCCCGACCAAAAAGCGAAGTTTGGCGGTGCGCTAGCGGCTAGCATGGACTCTATGGACCCATACCAGGTCAGTGCGCTACGGCGTTCATTGGGCGTACAAAACATTCGAAGTGAATCTGATAAAGAACAATTCGCGGCAGCCCAACGAGCAGCACAAGAGCCGATATTAGCGAGTCTAAATTTTACCCCCGAAGAACGAGCGATGTTTTTCGATGATAAGTTAGATGTGTCAGCGATTATGCGTTTGCGGGACCAAGGATAACACAGGAGCAGTATAATGCCATTACCAGCATTAGCAATGTTAGGGTTACAACTAGGGGGTAGCGCCGCATTAGGCGCTGGTCAGAATTACTTAGCCGGCCGCGCCGCTAAGAAGCAAGGTCAACGACAAAAAGAGCAAGCAGCCCAGGACAGGCTGATCTCGTCGTTCAGCAAGAACGCGCAACCCCAGCAGATGGCGGCGCAGCAGGGACCAGGCGTAGGGCAGCAGATGCTGGCTGATCCACTGACGAAGCAACTGTTGGCCGGACTCATCGGTAAAATAGGCGGCGGCGGCGGGGGCAACCCCATTTTCTCCTCCGGCGGCGGCGGTGGCGCATCAGGCGCTGGCGGCTTTATGAATCAAATGACACAATAGGTATATCATGGCTCGCAATATGAGACTGAACAACGCTGGGAATATGAAAGCGCCCGACGAAGCTACCGGCCGGAAATGGTGGGGCAAGTATGGTTTTACGGGTCTCGACGAAGACGGGTTTGCCATGTTCGATACGGCCGCCGGTGGTCGAGCCGCGTTGGAACAGCAAATACGAATCGACCAAGGCCGCGACCAGACGCAGGAAGAGTTTATCAATAAATACGTCGGTGCGTCCGCAGATCCACAAGGGACCACGAATGCCCAAATTAACATACCACAGCTTACGGGCGCTCCAAGCGATACAACGCTATCAGAGATTGACAAGGATGTGTTATTCAACGCTATCGTACAAAATGAAGGCGGTAAGGATAGCGTTAAATACTTTAAGCCCAAGCTGGACTATGACGCGCTGGATCGAAGCGTAGGGGCGCAAGGCACGGCGAAAGAGGCGGCTAGCTTCTTACCGACCGCCCCAGCACCTACCATCGCATCAGAGACTACCGGCGCGGCAAAGCCTACGGCCACGGGGCTTACCGGCGACCAGCTTACACAGCGCATCCTTGACCAAGACGCGGCCTTGGCTAAAGAGGAAGCAATAACTCCAATGCCAGCGCCAGCGGCCGGCGGCAATATGACGACGCCGGTAGGACCGGTTGGAGCGCCTGCCGCGCAAGCGATGCCAACCACAGGCACAGCACCGACATCGCAGGCCGGTGCTGGCGAACCAGGGCTATTGGACAAATGGAAAAGTGTGTTAAGTGGCGAGTCAGAGTTTTCATTGGGTGGACTAAGCGACGAAGAGCGTGCGGCTTTTGCTAAATTGTCACCGTCGGAAAGAATGACGAAAGAACCACGGGATGATTTAAAGGGCAAAAGACTGTTTAACCTACAACCGTCTGTAACATCGACGCCTGGCAGAGATCCAGATTTGCCAGACGAGTTTGGCACTGAAAAAACGCAGGCAGGCGGCGTGCCGTTGGCAAGTGAAGCAGAAATTGCAGAGCAGTACGGCGAAATATTGCGCCCACAGAACAAGTTTACGCCGCAAGACACTGCACAGCCCGAGTTGCCAGACGATGTGGATGCGATGGGTATGGACTTGGAGGGCATGGCACCCCCAGAAAAACGCGGCCTATTGTCACGCTTGGGCGGCTTTGCCCAAAACAACCCTGAGTTGCTCGCCCAGATCGCCCAGGCCGGTGGCGGCTTTATGCAGAACATCGCGCAAGGTAGAGCGCAGAAGAAAGCCGACGCTAAGACGCGTGGTGCGATGGCGCAAAGCAACCTCATTGGCGCACTGACCGGTGGCAAGAGCCGACCGGCGGTGATGCGCGAGGAAGCAGAGCAGGGCGGCTTGTTGGCTCGATTGGGTCAGGCGGTTCAAGCCGGCGGTAGCGTTGCTGGCGGTGAGATGAAGCGTCGCACCGCGTTAAGCCAGCGCGACGAAGAGATGGGGCTGGAGCGCGACAAGGTTGAAAACGCCGCTCAACGTCTACAGGTCGATCTGTCGCAAGCGGAGGCGCAAAAAGCACATCAAAATAGAATGCTTGAATTGCAAAAATTAGGCATCAACAACGATCTGCTTATTGCACGAGCCAAGGCCGGTAAAAAAGACAAACCGCCGCAGGAGGTGTACAACGCGTATCTGGCGGCTAACAGTGTGATGAGTACCGTTAACACCGTGGAAGAATTGATGAAGGATGCTGGGCTATTGCAAGCTGGAACAGGGCTAATGGCAGTACGGTGGCTCGGACTTGAGCAGGGGTTGCCGCAGTCTTTGGGCGGCGATAAGACGCGAGAGATCACCGCTGCGGTCAATAGGATGGTGCAAACATTGGGCGAAGATATGTCGGGCATTTTGTCGAACCAAGACATTGTGTTTTTGAAACAGCAAGCGCCGAGCGATGAGGACACTATGTCCTCTGTAATTAAGAAAGCCGACCTCATCCGCAAGAGGATAGCAGAAAGCATAAGAGATCGAGCCGGAGTTGATGCCGGCTATTTCGACATGACACCCTTTGGAGGTTTGATTGATTCGGTGGCAGCACAGGGTGAACAAGCGCCTGGCGACCTGGCTGAAACATTAGGGCAAACAGAGATAAAACTACCATAATGGCATACAAATTTAAGACCTACGCTGAGTTAGGCGACGTTATTAAGACCGCCAAGCCGGAGTTTGCTGACCAGAACAGCGAGTCGGTAGGCTTGCGCTTTGCGGAGAAGTACGGCGACGAGTACAAGGTGCGCGTCGAGGAAGAGTCGGAACGTGCGCCGTTTGCCTACGACCCAGAGGAGGGCTTTAACCTACTCAAGACAGTCGGCAATATACCCTTCAGCGCCGGTCAGGTCGTAGGCGACATCGCTACGGCGGTGACGAGTCCATTGGAAACGGGCGAAGGCATACTGCGCGGTGCCGCCGGTGCCGCCGAGATGGCGTTAGGCACCGACATAAGTCCAGAAAACAAGCGCGTCGCAGCGCAGTTGGGCGAGGGCATCGCCGGTATGGCAGGCTTCGACAAGGTAGGCGAGGAGTATGAGTTTACCGGTCGCGGCTTGCAGGAGCGTCCGCTTGATGCCGGTGGGCTGTTGGCCGGTGGCGTAGGTGCAGCGGCGAAGGGTGTCAGCATGGCCGGCAAGGCCGCTGGTGCCTCACGCCTCGCCAAAGGCGCTGAGATGGTCGGTAAGGCCGCGCAGATCGCTGACCCAGGTATGTTTGTGCCGAAGGCCGCCGTGGCCGCGACAAAGGCTGCTGGAAGCGTTGGCGCAAAGGGCATTAAGTTCATTGGCAATAAGATGGTCGTCAACCCACTGCGTAACAAGTGGAAGGGGTCACGCGCCGCAGCGGCGTTGGACGACGCCGAGCAGATGTTTGAAGGCATCAAAGCCAACGCGGGGCCGGAGTTTGAGTCGCGTTTAAACGACCTGATGGGGCGTGCTAGCGAGGTTGCCAGCAAGGGCAAGGAAGATATGCTGGCGCGGTTGGGGTCGATACGCGAAACCGGTCAGCGGTTAGCCGAGGGTGCCGTTGACGAGGTGTCGGGAGGCTACGCTAAGAAACCCACCGGCGGCGGCTTTTTAAAAGGCTTAATAGCCCAGACGATGGGTTTCACGACAGGGCTGGGGCCGCGCATCGTTGAAACGATTATGGACATCAGTAAGATGGATGACCAGACCAACCGCAATATTATGTTGAAGGCGGCTAATGAGGACTATGTGCCTGGCAGCGGCGCACAGACGATAGGCGACGAGGTTGTTGAGGAGTTAGCCAAAGACATCCACAAGTGGGAAGACATACAGAAGACGGCGTCTACGGCGTCGCGCAAAGCGTTGCGGATGGACGAGCTAACGACATCCACCAACGAGCTTAAGCGCACCATATTAGACGACCAGGAACTGGTCAGCGGATTCGGCATACGCCTCAAGCCCCAGAAAATAGACAAAGAGGTCTATGCTCAACCTCCGATGGCAGGACGAGGCGTTGCCCCTGTAGAAAACTTAAGTAATGTCGAAGTCATATTAGAGAACTCACCCATATTAAAATTAGGCGAAAACGTCGAAGCTGTAACTCAAGCATTTGACACCGTCTTTAAGCTGCGGGAAAACGCCACGCTCTTAGACCTCGACATCGCCAAACGGGCCATTGACAACGCCATCGACGCCACCGATGGGTCGGCACAGGCGGCGCTACAGCGGTTGCGCGGCACCGTCTACGACACCATCACGCGCACCTACGACGATCCGGCGATACGCGCCCAGCTTGGCATACCGGAGGGTGTTACCAACCCCTACATCGAAGCGATGGCGCAGTTCGAGGGATACGTCGCAACCCTTAATGGATTAGCGAAGTCGCTGAAGGTCAAAGACACTCAGATCAAGTTCGCCGGCACGCCGCTGGAGGTGCTGCGCCAGAGCGGCAACTCGCAAGAGGTGATGAAGGCCGTTATTAACGCCTTTGGTGACGGCGACAGCGAGATGGCGATGGGCAACCTGACGCGTCTGCTGGAAGAGACCGGCAACACGACGCTGATGCCCAAGATGATCGGCTTTGCTATGCGGCCGGTGTTTGGTAAGGGCTTAGTCATCCGCTCCGAGATCAGTCAGATCGGTCGCGGCCTGCTGGGGTTTAACCTTCTGGGTACGCTGGCCGCACCGGTAGCGATGCTGGGGTTCAGC